AGACTGTGGGTATACCTTTTACAAAATGGAAACAGGAGATATACTTCCTCCACATAAAGATCATTTTAGTAAATACAAAGAGCTATTCGATATTAGAAACAGTGAAGACGTATTCAGATGTGTTGTTTATTTAGAAGATAAAGCAACAGGACATATGAGCGAGTTTGCTGGAGAATCAATCAACGACTGGTGGCGAGGCGGTGCAGTAGCATGGCGTGGCACCGTAGAACATAGTGCATTAAATATTGGAAATGAACCCAGATACACATTACAAATTACAGGCCATGCTTGAATATAACGAAATAGATGTATTAAAAGATTTAGGTTATACCTGGAACAATCTTTATGATATTATATTTGAGTTTGAAGATACCCTAGCATCATACACAGGTGCTCCGTATGCCGTTGCCACTGACTGTTGCACACATGCAATGGAGTTATGCTTAAGATATTTAAAATTAAATAATGAATTAATAGATGACTTTATTTCATTACCGGCATACACATATATTAGTGTACCTATGATGCTAAAGAAATTAAGACTTCCTTTTAATTTTTATGAAAATGATTGGGTTGGAGAATACCGATTAGCAGGAACGCCAGTCTGGGATAGTGCTAGACTATTAGGTGAAAACATGTACGTTGGCAATCAATTTCAATGTTTAAGTTTTGGTGTAGGAAAACCGTTGCAAATTGGACGCGGAGGTGCTATACTAACAAGTAGTAAGTCGGCATACGAATGGTTAAGCCGAGCAAGAAGTGATGGCAGAGATCTAAATATTAGTCCGTGGAAAGATGATAATTATGACTTTATTGGTTATCATTATAACATGACAATAGAGCAAGCCGCAAAAGGATTAATTATGCTTGAAAGGTATGAACAAAGTGTTGATATCTTTACAGGTGCTAGAGATTTATATCCGGACTTGCGTCAAATAAAGATAGGATAATCAATGATTATAGAAACACACAACGAATGGGATAAACTGAATACAGTTGTATTAGGTGACATCACAGGTGCAAGATTCCCAAAGTATGATGATGTATTTGATAAAGTAGCAGAAGGTAGCACTTGGACAGAAAGTGCTCAGCCTAAAGGCCCAATTAGTGCAACAGTAATTCAAAAGACTCAAGAAGAATTAGAGTTTATGAAAGAAACATTTGAACAAGCAGGTGTTAAAGTTGTACGACCAAGGCAGTTAGACTTTCAGCAAGTAGTACATGGATACAGATACTTTAGTGATGGAATGTATAATTATTGTCCAAGAGATGTTATATTAATTATTGGTAATTATGTAATTGAGTCTCCTAGTTTATTTCACAGTAGACATCATGAGTGTGAAGCATATAGAGATATAAGATATGATGCATTAGCAAGAGGTTGTAAATGGATTAGTGCTCCTAATCATGCATTACCTGTTAATGAAGTATTTGATGAAGATGGAAACTTAACAGAAAAGACTCCTATATTTGATGCCGCTAACGTAATGCGTTTTGGAAAAGATATTCTTTATTTAAAGAGTCAAACAGGCAACGAAGCAGGTGCAAGATGGCTTAGTACAATACTAGGAAAAGAATACACAGTTCATATATGGGATAAGGTGTATGCATTTGCACATATTGATAGTACCATTGCCGCATTAAATGAAGAAACAATTCTAGTTAATAAACAAAGAATTGGTAGTGCAGGTAAGTTGCCAAAGTTTCTAAAAGATAAAAAGAAAATATGGGTAAATGAATCAATGATTGAAGAAACAGAGTTTCATGTTTATCCTTATGCAAGTAAATGGATTGGAATGAATGTATTAAGTATCGATCCTAATACAGTAATGGTAGATCCAAGACAAAAGAAACTAATTAAAAGATTAGAAAAAGAAAAGTTTGATATTGCACCTGTGCAATTAACACACAGTAGAACACTAGGTGGTGGACATCATTGTGTCACACTAGACTTACACAGAGGATAAACATGAAACACAATGTATTAGGAGTAAGTGCAGGATTCCACGATGCTGGACTTACAGTTATAGACAGAGGGGAGATCTTGTTTGCTGGACATAGTGAAAGATTTAGTAAACAAAAACACGATCATCACCTGTGCCCTGAGATAATTGAAAAAGCATTAAGTTACGGGCCAGTAGGTCAAGTAGCATTTTATGAAACACCTTGGCTTAAAAAGACTAGAGAAATATATGCAGGGCAAGGTATTGAAGGTGGCGATAGAAGCAGTACATGGACTACTAAAGGTGCATTAAAGAAAGAGTTTGGAAACTTACTTCCTGATGCTCCTATTAGAACTTATAGACATCATGCAACACATGCCGCCGCAGGCTTTCAGACATCACCTTTTGAAGATGCAACCATAGTTGTTATTGATGCTATTGGAGAATGGGAAACTATTACTATCTGGTCAGCACACTATGAAGGTGCATTCATGGCAGGCAAACATGCAGTATACAAAAAGTTATGGAGCCAACGTTATCCACACAGTATTGGATTATATTATAGTGCAATGACTGCTCGACTTGGGTTGCGTCCACTAGATGAAGAATACATTATGATGGGTATGGCAGGCTGGGGAGTACCTACAGGATTAGGACAAGATTTAATTGAAACAGAGTTTGTACAAGATTTAGCAACACTAAAGTTTAAACAAAACTTACATGCAGGTATTGATAAGAACTTTATGATTAATATGAATGAATATGATATTGCGGCCAGTGCCCAGTTAAGTGTAGAAAAAATGATTGATGAAGTGATGTCAAGGGCTAGGGGCTTAAACGTAAGCCGTAACTTGGTCTACATGGGCGGAGTCGCACTTAACTGTTTATACAATCGTAAACTAGGCAACTTCTTTGATGACATTTGGATTATGCCTAATCCGGGTGACTGTGGAAGTAGTTTAGGCGCTGCCGCATTAGCATATGGAGGCAAGATTAATTGGCACCATCCTTACTTGGGTACAATGATTGAAGGCAATTATCCTGTACAAGATTTGTTAGATGAATTACAAAAAAATAAGATTGTTGGAGTTGCAAGTGGTAGAGCAGAGTTTGGTCCACGTGCTTTAGGCAATCGTAGTTTGATGGCAGACCCAAGAGGTAACGACATCAAAGATCAAGTAAATGATATTAAACGTAGACAAAAGTTTAGACCTTTTGCTCCTATGATACTAGAAGAACATGTGCATGAGTATTTTGCTATGCCTGAGAAAACGCCAACAAGTCCTTACATGCAAGTAGTTGCTAAATGTTTAAAGCCAGATGAGTTTCCGGCAATTATACACGTAGACGGAACTAGCAGAGTCCAAACTGTAGGCAAGGATAGTCACAGTGGAGTAAGAGATCTGCTTGAACAATGGTATGTGTTAACCGGTTGTCCTATATTATTAAATACAAGTTTAAATATACGTGGAGAGCCAATGGTAGACACACGTGAAGATGCAGACAGGTTTGAAAAAGAGTATGGTGTTAAGGTTTGTAGTTAATGTCCTTTATTGATGTACCTGCTAGTTTACAGATAGAGTTGAGTAATGTATGTAATGCATTATGTCCAACTTGTCAACGTAATACACTAGACTGGCAAATATTAAAAGATATGAAAGACTCTAATACTAAACTAACACTAGAGAACTTACCTGTAATAAATGTTCCAGAAGTTGCAAACGCACCTAACATATATGTTGATGTAGATACTATAAAAAACATCACACAATCCAAACTGTTTAATGACATTAGCAGAGTCGAGTTTGTTGGAACAATAGATGATCCATTAGCAAGTCCTTACTTGTTAGATATACTAGAAACATTACACAGTGCAAAACCTAGTTTAAAATTTTCGTTACATACGAATGGAAGTTTAAGAACTACTAACTACTTTACAGAATTAGCCAAGTATTTTATTAACCCAGGCAACTCTGTTAGTTTTAGTATTGATGGCTTAGATGATACTAATCATCTTTATCGGAAGAACTGTCAGTGGCATAAGATAATAGAAAACGTACAGGCATTTATAAAGGCTGGTGGTAATGCTACATGGCAGTACATCGAGTTTCCGTGGAACAGTCATCAAGTCACACAAGCAAAGCAGTTGTCGGAAGAGTTAGGATTTAAGAAGTTTAAGCACAGAAATAATATACACAGTCAATGGGAAGACTTTGATAATTGGCAATGGGAAGACTTTGTAGACTTAATGGATGCAGATCCTTTGTACAGTATATCTAAAATAAATCCTACAGATACTGTTACTTGCAATTATCAAAAAAGGAAACAGTATCACATAAGTCACGACAGTAAGTTGTGGCCTTGTTGTATTCTAAATAGTGCAAGAGGTAATGTTAAAATTAGTAGGCACTTTGCCGATAACTGGAACAACCGGTACATAGACAACGACTGGAATAGTTTAAAGAAACATTCCATTGATGACATAGTGCAACATGAGTTTTATAAAACAGACTTAACAGACAGTTGGAACAGTAATACACACGGACCTAATAAGAAAGATCGCATAATAAATTGTACAATGAGTTGTAGTAAAGCAAATACAAATGCTAATCAATCTCGTGTTAAAGAAAGAATACATAATGTTTGACATTATTTTTATGAGTTACGAAGAGCCTAATGCACAAGAACATTGGGAAGCAGTTAAACAAAAGTATCCGTGGGCTAGGAGAGTACACGGAGTTAAAGGCTTAGTCAATGCTCACGTTGAATGTGCTAAACTTTGTAGAACTGATATGTACTATCACATTGAAGCAGACAATGAACTAACAGAAGAATTTGATCCTAGTTTTAAACCAAGCAAGTACGATAGAGATACAGTTCATGTATGGAGAGCAAAGAATAGTGTTAACGATTTAGTATATGGTTATAGTGGAATTAAACTGTTTCCTAAAAAGAATGTATTGGCATTAGATCCAACAAAGGTTGTAGACTTTACAACAAGTGTTAGTGATAAGTTTAAAGCAGTACAGATTGTAGGAAGCACAGTTCATTATGATACTGATCCATATAACACTTGGAAGGCATCTTTTAGAGAGTGTGCTAAACTAAGTGCAAGAATTATTGACAGACAAAAAGATGCAGAGACAGATGAACGTTTGAATACTTGGTGTAGTGTAGGCAAAGGTGCGTATGGTGATTACAGTATTGCTGGTGCATTAGATGGAACACAGTATGGCAAGTTTGCAAACAAAGACGATATGGTTAAAGTTAATGATTGGGATTGGTTGAAGGACAGGTATGAACAAGCAACTAATAGATAACTTTGTAAGCGACCAAGACATGTTTAAGAGGATGCATTTGTATACCGGACTAGATGCGTTTGAAGATATGCGTAAAACACTTGACAACACTGACGCAGTATTACAAGATGCATTTAGTTTAGGACAACTAGAAAGCAAGCGTTGGTTAGTGGATACGCTAAAGAAAACAGATTCAATATATGCACTTGGAACAGTTTTCCTTTGTGCTGGTTGGTATGGAACGCTTGCAAGTATGTTATTTGACTCCGGGATAGATATTCGTTGTATAAGAAGTTTTGATATTGATCCAACTTGTGGAATGATTGCAGAAACAGTTAACAGACAACATGTATTAAACGAATGGAAATTTAAAGCAACAACAGACGACATTAGTAATGTAGAATTTGATAATTATAAGTATACTACACTTCGAAAAGACGGTACTAAGGTTGAGTTATGCGAGTCAGCAGACACAATTATTAATACAAGTTGCGAACACATTGAAAACTTTGCAGAATGGTATGCAAAGATACCTAAGGGTAGGTTAGTAATTTTACAAAGTAATAATTATTTTGAACTACCCGAACATATTAATTGCGTAACCGATGAAGATCAATTTGCAACACAGGCACCAATGCAAAAAGTTGTATTCAAAGGCAGTATGCCATTACCTAAGTACAAAAGGTTTATGATAATTGGATATAGATAAACTAGACGTTCGTACGTTGCAAAAGGAAAGTGCAAGAGCATTGTCCTGCATGGTTGCGAGTAACAACAATATACATCAGTTTAATAAACAAGCTCACCACAACAGTCATAACTGGTACAAGGCAGTTGTTAATTGGTATATTAGCGAGTATGGCGACTTGCCTAGCAAAGCCGGACCGGGTATAGATGTTAAATTGATATTGGAAGACTAATGTCATTCAACAGCATCACTACTGACAAACCCAACAGTTTAGATATTGAATGGGTTATTAATAACTATTGTAACTTTAGTTGTAGTTATTGCACAGAAGACCTCTACGGTAATACAAGTAGAGCATTAGATTTAGACACCGCAGTTAATTTCTTTAACACAGTACACCAACAAAACCCAGA